CTTATATTTAAATTCTTCCAAGGAATATCTCGGAAAGTTTGGTGGTATTAATCCCTTTCTTTCATATATGTCATATACCTCATTTAACTTTTGTCTTCCTTTATATGTGTTAAAAAAACTTTTATTTCCATTAGGTTCTGTAACAGTTATTTGGGTGTTATACATCTTAGGTGCATTTACAGCGTAAGACAAAGGAGTGTCAAAGAGTAATGCGGTAAACTTACCAACAAGTTTCAAAGAAATATTGTAATTACCTGTGTCGGCATCGAAAGTAGCATTAAAAGACATTAAAGAAAGTCTATATCTAACGGCTTTACCATAATAACCTTTAAGTGTTAAATAAAACAACGGGTAAGGAAAATTAAAAAAAGCAGAATACAACGAATTTTCTCCTTGCTCGAATAAAGACCTTCCTTGTATATCAACCATTTCAATATTAACTTCAGGAACACCTGACGCCTTTATTGCTACTCTAATTGATTTAATTCCTAAAAGTTGTGTATCTTCGTAGTTTCTTACCGAACGTCTAAACACTTGCCTACCGTCAACAGAAGCAACTCGTTCCGCACTTTGATTAATACCTAAACCATCTCTTGAACCCTCACCTGTTAATTGTTTTGACCAACTTGTATCAAATTCAGTTTTACCTCTTGGTTTTAAAAAATTAACTTTCAAAGCATCATCGCCACTAAATAGAGTGGCAATACTTGTTGTATTTTCTATGGTTGGGAAAGCTTCTCCAATTGCTAATTTTGTTCTTGGGATTATAAAAGTTTCTAAATTAGCATAATAGACCAATTCTTCGTGGTCAACAAGACGTTCCTCTTTCTTTCCATCTGAATTATAAACTTCATTTGGGTTTACAATTACGATGTTATCATAATCAGTTTCAATATAAATTTTTTTATTTTGTTTTTGTCTAGCGGCCATAATAAAATATATAGGTATCCAATGCGGATTTGTAGTCTTGTAATGCTGCAGTTAGCGGATAAGGTATAATTAAAATAGTACCATCAGGTATATTTTGTTCTAATCCACCAAAAGATGCGTTTGCAGCCAGTATTAACCAACCAAAATATGGTGTACCATATTTTTCAAAACTAATTTTGTCCAATCTACTTCTACCTGTTCGATAAAGATATTGTTGGTCCGTAACCCTTGAAGGTATGGATAAAAAGGGTACTACGGTTTGTTGTCCGTTTATTAAAAAATCTTTGTATCTATTATAATAGTCCATTACTTAAATGATTTTTGTAAGTTAAATTTATCCCATTTTGAGCTTTTATTTGAATAAATAATTTTTAAGTTTTGGATGGTTATTTCTGTTGGTGTTAATTGGGATTCGTACCACATTTTTCTTTCTTTACCCTTAAGTGAAGTCTTGTAAGTATTAAATAATGGATTATAAAAAGTTGTTTTATAATCAGATATTTTTTTATCAACTGTCGTTTTTGATGATTTGTATATGTCAACAAGCCCATTAGCACCTGTAAGTGTAGTCATAAGCCAAGTCATCCAATTAGTTTTTGATTCATCACTAATATCAGGTATTGCATTTAATATTAAGTTTTCAGCAAACTTATTCGGGTCGTCTATTATTTCTTTTCCAAACAACATAAAATATACAACCTTATTTGGTGGTTGCGGTGAACTAAAATACATATCCTGCGTATAGTTTTCACTATAATCATAGTTACCTGTTGGTATCAAACTAAACTCAATTAACTTTAGATTCACATCATTCAAATCATTTTTAATTAAAAGTGAATCTTCAATCAATTCTTGTAAAGTATTATTCACTCCTGTTAGTGTTGGTTGAGTTACTTCTGTTGTACCAGATAAATTATAAATGATTGTTGAATTATTTTTCTTTATAAACCCATCGTTACCGTTAGACACATAATTTATTTTATCAATCAAATTGATGTAATTCAATTCTGTATTTGTTATCTCGTTTGAATAGTTTTGTAGTGAATTCAACATTTTATCTTTTTTAGAATCTATGTCTTTTTTAATTTGTCTTTTAACTTTTCTTATTTCTACCTCAGATAAATTCTCATCACCAATACCAACAAGTAATGGAGTCGTTCCATCATCAACATCAGTTTTAGCTTCTGTTGCCAAATTGTCCATTTTTGTTTGAATCTTATCTGAGTAACCGAAAATAGTTGCAGTATCCGTCATATTACCACCTAAATAATTAAAGTTACCCTCAGTATATTTTCTATCTTTAGTAAAGATTTGTAACCCACCAAATAAAAATTCTTCATTAATTTTTTCTAAAGTTGTTGTTACCTTATCTGCATAATTTTTTGTACCGTCTACTAAATTACTAAAAATATCTTTATATTCAATTGTACCTGTAGTAACGGATGTATCTATGTTTAATACATTTGTTAAAGTTTTACCGATAGTAACACCTCCATTATTTATTTCAGGTCTTGGAGCTGAGGTGTCTACGACACCTACTTGTTCTTCTACTTGGTCTAAAATCTGTCTATCGTATGTTTCTAATTGGTCTAAAGTTTCTGTAGATTCAGCACGTTCGTCATACATTTCAGTATTAGCATAGTAATTAAATGATAATGCATTTTGTAACTTAGCTACAGGTCCCGCTAAACCATGAGCACCAATGAAACTAAAAGATATACTTACTGTTGCTATCATAGGTTGGATACCGATACCTTCAGGATTCAAATCAAATTTACCGTCATCATATTTTAATGATATTTGGTCGATTGCTATTTTAGTATTGAAGAAGTCACCAATTCTAAGAACACAGATAGGAGGTGCCCCAAACGCACTATTTGAAACATCATTATATATTAATTGTTCTTGTCCTTGACCTGTTGTAGAAACGGTAGGTATTGTATCACCAGGTCTCATACATTGTTGTAGGAAAACCAGTCTGGAATTTAATCCTTCAGGTGTAATAGAGTGGAAAGCGGGTTGAAAATATTTTATTTTGGATTTTATTCCGTCATAAATCATAGGATTTGTTCTTTCCAAATATTCAAAATAGTTACATTCTGTTAATAATTTTCTAGCCAAACGTTTAGTTAAGTCTTTATATGTTTGTCTTTCTTGTCTATTTACCACTTGTTCTCTAGTGTTAGGTGGTGTTACAGTATTAGGGTCTGAATCAGGTTGTTGATTAACAAAAGGGTTTGTGGACGTATTTGGTTGTTGTGAAGTGGTGGTGGTTGGTGTTATATTACTCTGACCATTAATAGTAAAATCTTGTCCAGCGGTTTCTTGATTTACTTGAGTATTGCTTGGTTGTTGGTCGCCATTCTCGTTTTCTGAATTATTTTTTACTACATCTACGTTAAAAATTTTAGTTCTCCTACAAGCCATGGCGTTTACCGAAACGGTTCCTTCAGCATCACTAGTCTTGAATGGTTTACTACAGTTGATTTGTTTATAATATAATTCGTCAATAGTTGCAGTTTCACCTGAAGGTGTTGCAGACGTAATAACTAATTTTCCTTGTTGTATGAATTTATCAAATTTAGTACCATCATAAGATTGTTTTTTTAACCACTTAATTACTGAATCAAGTCTTCTTTTTGAAAGGTGTAAATTATAACCGTTATCACTTACCGAAGATGCACTAGACCCCAAACTAAATTTAACGGTGTTTCCATCGGCCATTAATGGTCCTATAGTTTCAATGAATTTTTTAGCCTCATCAAATTCCGATTTAATGAATTTAAAAAATTCAGAAATTTCACTTTTTCTTGTATCAATAAAACTATCAAGATATTTGTCTTGTGCGGCTTTATCTAAACCTAAAACATAATTTGTAACATCTGTTTTTTGTGCGTCACCATATTGGATTATTTTATCTAATGCCTTTTGGTAATCTTGATTTTCACAACCACCGTTTAAGTAACAACTTTCAGAGTTAATGTATTTTTTATACCAAAATTCAAAGTCTTCGTTTTCACCTACAGTATCCACTCTAGTATTTTTACCTATTGGATAATCGTTATCAAAGTAAAAACCAATATCAGGGAATGAAATATTTGTGGGTTTTGGTGTTTCATTAGGTGTTGTTTGTGTCTGTCCGCTCGAAGGATTAAGTTCACAATCTTGTCCTGTTGGTGTTACAATATTTGATGGGTCGGGGGTTACTATATTTGGTGTGGTTCCTCGTTTAACACATATATCACCCTTGTCACCAGCACTTAAAGTTAATATTTGTTGGTTACCACTACAAGCAGTATACTCCAAATTGGTATTTAAACCAATTTCATAATGAAATACAACACAGTCTGAAGCTTTTGGTGTGGTTTCAACTTGTCCGCCAATATCTATATTTTGTTGTATTGTAGTGTAGCTATTTTGTTCTACAACCGTTACTAAATCTTCTTGTGTTAGAATTTGTGCTTGAAATATGTCACTTGGTGTAAAATTAGGAAACTTAGATACTAAATCCCATAAATCGTATTTAGTACATCCAGCAAAAAATGAATCAATAATTTGTGTTATTTCGTTACCATCACTTATATCTTTTAATTCCTCATCAACCAATAAGTTTAATATTGATGGATGGTCAACTATTATTTTGAAGGATACGTTACCCTTTCTTGATGTATTAGTATATGTATATATTGGTTCTGTACGACCTAAAAAGTTATTATCTTGCCATGATGTTGATATACTTTCATCAAATGATAACTCATAAGGGGGGAACCACATAATTCTACCTCCATTTGGTCCTTTTTCACATGCCGGTAAATCATCATAAGTGTAACCTTTTTTATTTGAACTACCCCAAGCTAAGTTCTCAAGAGAGAACATATATTTTTTAACCCTACCGTCTCTCAAACTACTACCTTCGACAGGTGCTATATTTAAGTTGTAAGTACTATCTAATACTGATGAAGTAAACTTTCTAATATTACCATCCGTTTTTTGTAACTCATCAAATGTATAATATGGTCTATCCTTTGTAAAAACTCTACAATATTCTAAACCTTGGACTTGTCCTCCTCCTGTTGAATTTTTAGTTGTCCATCTCAATGTTTTAGAACCCTTAGTAATTTCTTGATAACCATCATTGAATACTTTGGTAATTTGATTAATAGCATTACCTACGTGTTCTTTCGGATTTTGGACAGATTTTCTTTGTCCAGCATCTATTAACTTTTGTGTTACATCTAAGATTGACCCTGGTGTAAAATTGTATCTTGTGGACTCACTTTTTCCAAAATCAGTAAGTTGTCCAAACTTAAATTCGCTAGTGTCTTCAAATTGTTCTCCACCCCTACCTTGTAAAGCACCTGGTTTTGGGTTATTAATTTCTTCAGGATTTTTACTTCCAACCCATGTAAACCCACCAAAAACACTACTACCAATAAGATTACAACCATCTTTCGTACTACCAGCACTATAAAAGTTTCTACTATTTATACCAAATAATGTATCATCAAGTTGGTCCGTCTCATAAAGTTTACCCATTTTTGAATAAGATTGTACAGGTCCAATAGATGAGCCAGTTCTATCTTTATTTTGAGGGAGTTCTCCCGCCGGGGATAATAATTCTGTAAGATGATTTTTTCTTTCACCAATATAAAATACACCTTGAGGTGCTGTTAGGTTATTACCAATTTTATAATTTGGTCTATACTGATTGTATTTTAATTGGTCATATAATAACTTTCTAGTAGGAACTGATGTGTATTCTAACATCAACTCAGAAGATGATTGATTTGCACCTTGTAGGACACTAAATAAAGAACCTATAGCTCCACCAATTATAGATAATGGGTTAACATATGGTCCATTGATTATTCGGTCAGGATAATCAAAATATTCACCAGGTATGTAAGAATATGGTGAGTATAATCCGGCTAACTTAGCCGCAAAATTAATTCCTTGACCAAATAAGAAGTCGGGTGTTGTAATGTTGTAAACTCTTGATACGATAGGAATATTTCCTGTAAGTAATCCAATTGCATCAAAAGGGTCCGTATTTGGTTTTGCCGAAATTTCACCAGTAAGGGGGTCTACGTTAGAATTAAATATATTTACTTGACCTAAAGTTTGTTGGTAAAGTTCTAACGCAACTCTGTGTTTGAATTCTTTGTTCAAACTTTTAGCACCAATCATGGCTAAATCAGAATCCTCAGACAAAGTACCATCAGAACCTGACGGGTTATCTTCTAATAAAATACTATAAGGTGTGTAGGTTGATGGTAAAAATATAAATGTATTATCAGAATTGGCATATGGTAATTGAAGAGCCTCTAATTGAAAATTCTTAAAGTCCGTCGGGTCGTAAAAACCTTCTCCAGTCGCATATCTATTTGATAAGTAAGCCTCAGTTTCTTTGACACCCGCTTTGAATTCTAATTCGTTACCGTAGGTATCGGTCTCATCTAAATAATTTCCCTGTGGTATTACTAAATTTTTTTGTTTCCTGTAAGGTTCAACTTCAACCTCACTTTGACCCTGTTCAGGTCCCCACGGATTTTGTAAAAAATTTGGTTTTCTTATGTCTTCACCTACAATTTGTAATTCACTATCTACTGTATCAGGATAACCATATTCCCCTTCATTTGAATTTGTTTGTAAATTATTATTAATTAATACTTCAGTTGTTGGTAAATTTTGAGGTCCGTATTGATTTATAGCAATCAATGCAGGTCTATCAGATTCCCCTTTTATTTCTAATGGGCTATCAACAGTATCAGGAAATCCGTATTCACCTTCGTTTGCGTTAGTCTGAAAGTTATTATTTATTGAAACTTCAACATTTGATAGTGTTTGTGGTCCATATTGATTATTAGTAATTAATGTTGGTCTATCTGTGTTTGCCGTAGTTTCTAAACCACTTCCAACTGTGTCTTGTACTGTATATTCACCTTCACCAATAGTTGTGATTACTTTATCATTGTTTATATACCACGCTGTAGAACCAAAATCAGATAATCCGTTTTCAGGTCTATAAACATTTTTTATAATAATTTGTTTTTCAGTATTATTACCAATAGTTTCTAAATCACTACCAATAGTATCAGGATAACCATACTCACCTTCGTTTGTTTTATAATTTTGGTTATCATTTATTGTTACAACACTACCATAATCTTTATTTGGTGTTTGTGGCCCGTATTGATTTATGGGTAATAATAATTTTTCTTGTTTGTCCCCAATTTGTTCTACACTAGGTGAGTCTACAGTGCTGAGGTCATTAAAAGTAAATTCAGAAGAACCAGGTTTACTTTCATTAGAAAAAGCATTATCGACCTTATATGGTGGAAGATTTCGCACCAAAAGCTTTTTTCTAAAATTTTCACTTGAATTAAATGATAGTGGACTCTCCATTCAGTCTTTTTATGATAAATAGATTGTTTTATATTTTTTTAGGCAATAACGCCTTGTTGTCTTTTATACTGATTTAATTTGTATAAAACTGTGTCCATAATTTCTTTTTGTACTTCAGGTTTTTTAAACATATTAGTAATAAGATTATTGTCACCACTAATACTACCATTAAGATTAATGTTAATATCTATTGAGCCTCCAATATTACCACCTACTTTTGATAATGCATCACCCAAATTAGTCCCTACCGCAACATCATCACCGATAATTCCTTGGTATAATTTACCTTTGGATAAAATTGTTGGAGCCGAATTATTACTTGGAAAAAAGGCATCACTCATAGGTATTGAACCTAAAGCTGTAGTAATATCTCCCGCAGTTTCTGATATCACACCAGCACCTGCTGCTTCGGTTGCAGTATACCCCTTCAAGGCGCCACCCACAGGAGTTTTAACTGCCTTAATCAAATCTTCATAAGCTTTAGCAGCATCCGCATTTGATTTAGCAATGTCATTTATCAGTGTTTGTTGGTCAGTTTTATCCAGACTTAAAACAATAGCCTTTTCTATTCCTTGTAGAGATGCTAATTGTTTTTCTTCAAGATTCATCTGACTAATTGCAATTTGTTCAGCAGTTTTTTTGGAATCAATTTCATACTGATTGAGGGCATCTTTGAAGCTTTGCTCTTTCATTAATTCTGTCAAGTCTTTTGTACCTTCATCAAAACCAGGAATATCAACCCTAACTTTACCATTTTTATCAACTTGAGCTAAACTCGCCAAAACCCCTTGTTGCGCATCATCAAGAGTTGATAAATCAACAGAACTTTTAATAAAATCTAATTTTGCCATTTCTCGACCAGATTCTAACATGTCGTCTAAATTAGCACCTGTCAGTTCGGCCTGTTGTCTTAATCTGTATAAATCTTGTGTTGATGCATCAAACGTTCCTGTTGCTTTATTGAACTTGAATGCTGATGCAGTTGATTTCGCAAGTTCATCTTGGAGACCAGCCATATCGCTTTGAGCCATATATAATAATTGGAATGGGTCACCTAATTTACCAATTGCACCACCTAACATTTGAAATCCTGCCGCGGCTTCTATTGCCCCTTCAGGGTCTAAAATTTTAGCTTGTAGACCTTTAGCCCCAATACTTTCAATAGAAGTCCTTAACATTGCTGCTTGTTTAGCCATACTTTTCAGACCTTCTATTCCATTTTTAAAACCAAATCCGCTGGCCATTTTTAATCCACCCTGTACTGCTTTCATGTAAGCAGCAGTATTAACACCGGCTCTTCTTGCCTCATCAGCAATACCTCTCATAGTTTGTAAAGCCTCTTCTTGGGTACCTCCCATCCTTACAAGGTCCGTAACCATCTTCGTCACTTCCTTATTTGATAAACCAAAAGCCTTTCCTGTTGCAATTATATCCTTTAAAAATATAGCAGAAGGATTCACCATTCTACCCATACCTTCAGCTAATCCTGCAGCGGCTTCTTGTACGTCCTTCATTGTACCACCAAATTTTATACTTAGTGATAACGCATCGCTTATTCTACCTCTAAATTCTTCTGCTCTGGCAGCTCCTTTTCCCGTGAAGTCAGCAATACCACCCATACTTCTAAGAAGATTCTTAGCGGCGGTATCCATACCAACTAATTGTTGTTGTTGATTTTGAATTGCTTTGGTTAATTCAGCTAAATCCGCACTTACAGTGGCAACATAGCTTTTAAATTCTTCACCTAACGATGCGAAGTAACCTTTATCACCTCCAAATGCTTTAAACTTGGATGACCCTCCACCATCAACTTCTGCTTCAAAAAATAACATGTTTTTATTTTATAAATAGAATGGACCTTATTTTTTATACATTTCAACAATTTTAGAAATGAAATATTTTCTTTCAAATGTTGGCATAACTAATAAATCCTTATAGGTAAAATTTAATTCTTTTGAGATTAAAAAGAATTCGTCCATTACGTTTTTTCTATATTCCGAAGAAAGGACGAAAAAATTCAGCCCCAAAAGTCACATCGATAGTAACTTTTTCTCCTGACGGGGCCATAACTGTTTTTAATAAATCTAATTCAGGTTCACACCTTCTTAAAAATTTTCTTAATTCTTTAGAGTCCATTATTGGTAATTGGTTCACAAATTTTGAAATTTGTTCTCTGTTTGTTTCTCCATCAACACTGACTATAGATTTTTCCAATCTTCTTGTTACTACAGGTGCAACCATTTTTTCAGGATATTGTTCCTTCATCTTATCAATTTCTCTTTCATCACCTAAATTTAATAAACGTAACTTTACCTTCTTTTTTGTTTTAGGTAATACAAATTCAAAAAGACCTTCTTCATTAGGTTGTATTTCAGACTCTACTATTTTGATGTTGTCCAACATAATTGTTGTTTCAAATAATGAATCAGTTTTAGGGTCTCTAATTTTAAAGTCATACTCACTACCAAAAGAAGTGTTTCTTAAAAATATTAAAATAGCTTGAACGTCAACATTAAGTAATTGGTTGATATCAAATCCAGGTTCATATATTTTATTTTTTAGTAACGTGTAAATAATACCATCATTTATAATGTTTGGGGATGCTAAATAATTTTCATCCATAGCGGTTAAATAACCAACTTTTAAACTTTCCTTTTTTGGTTTATAGAAAACACCTTTAGTTGGTAATGTAACTAAATCGTGTGGTAGATTGAAATCCATCTGTCCGTATTGTGCACTTTGGTCCATAATTTTTTCTTTAAAAATAACTTGACTTTAGTTTATGTAAATAAAAAATCCCACCTAAAATAGATGGGATTGGATAATATTTTATTTTGTTTTTAGTATACTAAGATACATCTATCAGGTCTTAATGTTGCTTTAACTGTAATTAAACCATCTTCACCGTAACCTAATGAATCAAAGTCAACATTTGTTAAGAATGTTCCTTGTAAAATCCATTTTTCAACTGCCACACCTGTTGGGTCCAACATTTCAAGGTCAATGTCTTTTTTATAACCAGCAGCATAACCCATACGACCTGTAACTGATTCAGCATGTAAACGAACCCATTCCATAAGAGCTTGTGATGCTGAAGGACCGATTGGGTCACGGAATGTAACGTCAATTGAACCCCATTTGAACTGACCTGCAACATATGTTTCAGTATTCAAGAACGGAATTGGAACTTCTTTAATTTCAATTTTTGGTCTTGAAGCACTTTCAACATACCAAGAATTAATTCCCAAAGAAGATGGGAAAGTTATGATGAACCTGTTTTTTCTTTTTGGTTCATACTGAAAGGGCATTTTCATTAATAAATCAGCCATGTCTATCTATTTTTTTGTTTCTTTTATTTTTATTATAAATATATCCAACTAAATTTTTTTCTATTTACTTCCAGAATTTTTAAAGTTATTGTTGCATTATAAATAACATTCTAGTATTCTTTCTTTTCTCCTCCTTTAGTTAAATATATTTTTACAGGGTTGTCTTCTGGATATTCTTTAGATAAAAACCCTTTCATTGAATGAGCATTTCTTTCATCGTCATCTGAAAAACCAATTTTTGCTTTGTATTTGTCTTTGACCGAACTCCACAACTCCTCCGAATAACTTTCGTTGTTCAAAATATCATTTTTAAAGAAAGCCTTTTTACCTATCTCTTCGGCCATTTCTTGACAATACGCAACAAATTTTTTTATTGCTCTATTTTTTCCTTCTTCAGGACTTACCGCAGAACCTTCACCAAATGTCACGGGATAAAAACGACACAAATCCAAATACTCGCGAAGTTCTTTTGGTGTGAGAGCCTTTACCTTTTTACTATCTTCTACTTCATTACCTATGTTTCTGTATCTATAAAGGTTTTCAGCCAATGTTCTACTATTAAGACCATTTTTATTAGACATTATTAAATTATACACACCTTCTTTTAATGTTTTTGGGTTGTGACCTCTAGCGGTAATGATTGAAAAGATTGAACCCCCATTAATACACTCCACAAAGTCATTCCAAGAAGGACCTAAAGGTGCCATCATTGCATCCATTACAAATCTTTTATCACCCTTAACACCAAAATGTCTAAATGAATCAGGTGCAAAATCAACAATAGTTGTTCCTTTATAAGAAAATGGTTCTTGTCCTACTTGATGTCTATGTTCTGCAAAGTCTTCTGTAGACATTGGAACTTCTTCGTCATTTTCACTCAACAAAATGATTGTAGTTGGCATAAACATAAGGTTATCGTCCCAATCAAATGCGTAGTATTTTGTGTCAGGTTCACCCTCATCGGTAAAACCTTCATTTAATTTACGAGACTTAACAAATTCTTTTATATGCTTTCTAATATCCATTATTTTTTAAGTTTTTCCAATAATTTTTCTAATTGAGCTTCTGTAATAATTATATTTTGCTTCTTATCTGCAAAAGTTTGTTTTCCTTTAGTGTTGTATCCTAAAGATTCTTTGATTAATTTTTTTTCTATTTTCATAGTTTTATGTGTTAAATAATTTATGGGGGATATTTCTACCCCCCACTTATTTTATTTTTTTAGATATTGTCAAAAGACGCTCCTGTTGGTGTAATGACAAACTCGATGTCGATGTATTCTAACGCTCTTGTTGGTTTCAAGAAGATTTTACCTGTTAATGTATTTGAATCTAAATCTTCAGGTGTATTAGATACCTGAACTCTAAAGTCAATCAAACCTCTATCTCTTCTAATTTGGTC